CCGTGGATTTTATGGCCCTGCTGGCAAAAAGCGGGGTGCCGACAACCGAGGCGGCCATGGAGGCCGAGCTCAAGAAAGAGGTGGAGGCCGCCGGCTCACTCATCACCAACGACAGCGATGTGTCCCCGTTCTGGCGTCTGGTGCGCGGCGTGGTCATCACTCCGGCGCTCTGGCTGATCCGTACCCTGCTGGCGGGCCATGTGCTGCCAGCCAGCTTTGCCGCGACCGCCAATGATACCTATCTCGACCTCAAGGCTTGGGATGTGGATCTCAAGGTCAATCCGGCAGAGGCCGTCACCATCCCGGCCGATGTCTGGATCACCACCGAGCGCATCAACGGCACCATCTATCGCCTGCGCCCCCTACAGGAGATGGTGAGCCCTGCCGGTGAGGTCGTAGCCAAGGTGGTCTGCGAGGCTGAGTTCGCTGGCAGCGCCTGGAATCTGGCCCCAGGTTATTACAACCTGCTGAGTAAACCGGTGACCGGCATCCTGTCAGCACGCAACACCGACCGCGATTGGGTCACCACACAGGGGGCCGATGCCGAGAGCAACGATGCTCTGGGGCTGCGCATTCAGAACCAGTTTTCTGCGGTAGGGCGCTACCACATCGACGCGATTTACCGCTCCATGCTCGCCAGCGTGGCGGGGATCCGCGCCGATCACATCTTCTTCGAGCACGACGCACCGCGGGGCCCGGGTACCGCCAATGCCTTCATCCTGCTGGAGGTGGGCACCACGCCGGCCAGCTTGATCGACAAGCTCAACGACTACGTGAGCAACCAGGGTAACCATGGCCATGGCGATGACCTGCAGGTGATGGCCATGCCGGAGACGGATCACACTCTTCACCTGGACCTGTGGCCTATCGATAACTTGACCGCAGAGCAGCGGCTGGCACTCAAACGGGATGTGGAACTATTGGTGAAGGCGGCATTCCGTCAATCTGCCGATTACCCCACTGTGACCCGCACCTGGCCCCAGTCCCGATTCTCACTGAGCCAGCTTGGCCGCGAGCTGCACCAGGCATTCCCCGAGATCAAGAGCCTGCACTTCACCGAACTGGACATCGTCTCGGGTCTCGATATCCCGCGCCTGAGCGATTTGGAGGTGTTCCTCCATGACTAAGACCACCGAACTGAATCACCAGGACAAGGCTCCTCTGCTGCCAGACAGCACCGCCCCATGGTGGGAAGACGGCAAGACCATCGCCGAGGGGGTGCAAGAACCAGCCTTCCTGGCCAAAGGCATCATGTCGTTCTGGCGTCGCGTGCGCGGCTGGCTGCTGCAGCCGCTGACCCAGCAAGACCCGATGACCTGCTCTGAAAGCATGCTGGCCCTGCTCGCCTGGGAGCGAGATATCACCCGCTTCAAGGGAGAGCCGCTCACCCTGTTCCGCAAGCGGGTGAAGTTCGCCTTCATCAACGCCCAGGATTCGGGAGAGGTGGCGGGGTTCAAGCGCATATTCGAGCGCCTTGGCATCGGTTGGTGTGAGCTGCGCGAGCGACAGGAAGGTACCCCATGGGATGTCATCACCATCGAGGTGGCCGACAGCGCTCTGGCGGAAAACCAGCAGTTGATGGAAACCCTGATCCAGCACTACGGCCGCACCTGCCGCCGCTACCGCTTCCAGGTGCTCTATCCCGCCGTGGCATACCTGCATGCGGGGCATTTCGACATGGTCCACCAGGTATTCGCAGCATCCCTCAATAAACCAGCCTGCAAGGGTTACCTGCAAGCCGGTCAAATCCATTTCATTCAACACGTTTACGGGGCGTCTCTCCCCCGCAAGGAGTCCTGATGAGCCAGGTCATTACCAACGCATTCGAACAATATTGGCAGTCCAGCTTGGCCGCAGAGCAACCGGTCGTGCTGGATGAATTCATCCTGGCAGATATTCCCAACCTGGATATCACTGCCCCCATCGACCCGGACACCATCCTGCCGCCAGAGAGCCAGATCGTGCACCGCCAGAGCGTGGACCAGCGCGGCCGCATCAACAACAACGCGGTGGCCTACACCATTGTGATGGATACCACAGTCGGCGACTTCTCGTTCAATGCCATGTACCTGCGCAACAAGCAGAACGGCGTGATCGGGATGATCGTCTACAAGGGCCGAGAGACTAAGCTCAAGACCGACCAGACCACCGGACAGACCGGTAACTCCCTGGTCAAGTCCATGCTGATGGGATACGACCAAGCCGCCGAGGCCACCCTCACCAACGTAGATGCCGGCACGTGGCAGATTGACTATGCCGCCCGCCTGCGCGGGATGGATGAGGACATCCGCCAGCTGCAGGCCGATCTCTATGGCCACCACACCTTTGTCGGTGATGGATTCAAGGTGGTAGAGACGGATGGCGCCTTTCAGGTCACTCCGGGTGTAGCCATCGTCGGCGGCCTGCGGGTCGAACTGAAACAGCCCGAGGTCATTTACCCGGGCACCAAGCCGATTGGCGTCTGGGTCGATGTACATCGCGCCGGTTCGCTGCTCTCCGAACATCAGAACCACTTCACCATCATCACCAGCGTGGCCGACCTGACCGATCATGTAGACAACAACGGTTATCAGCACTTCATGGCCAAGCTGGCAACCGTTAAGAATGATGGGTCCATTGAGGATGGTCGGATAAAAAATAGCGGTGTGTTTGAAAAGATAAGCGAGGTGGTTGATGCTGGTGACGAAAAAACTTTCATAAAGGTTGTTGATTTTTTGTCAGGTGTTGATGGTTATGGAAGGATCGGTGAAGCAACGTATGACCAGATAAGGGGGTATTCAGGAGGTGCTGAAAAAATAAATTGTATTGGTCGTAGTAATATATTTGATGGCGCCAGAGGTTTTTTTTATGTTGATGCAAGTGATCGCCAGTCGGATGATGATGACGGTACTATTTTGGTAGATATGTTAGGGAGGAGATGGAAGCGCATTTTTGAAGGAGAGGTTCACGTTTCGTGGTGGGGGGCTGATAGCAGTGGGGTTAATAACTCAGATCGCAGCGTTCAGAAGGCTGTAGATAAACTGAAGGGTGTAGGCGGGACGGTTGTTTTTGATGCCGGTGAGTACTTGTTGAGGCACATTGATCTGGTAGGGATGGAGTATAGTGGGATAGAAATTAAAGGTGGTGGAAGGAGTAATACAAAAATAATTTTTGACACTTCAGGTGGGCGCCATTATGTGAGCGGGTGGAATGAGCCGACATTTTCAAGAAACAACTCGGCAGACGGTATATTTTATTTTTCGTCGAATACATCAGATACTTCTGATGATAGAGAGTCAATAAAGGATGTTGCTGTTTATGACATTTGTTTTGTTATGGATGTTGTGAGCAATGGATTTGATCAGCTTATGCACTGTATTTGTGGTTATGGTGTTTCTGGATTTGTAGTTAATAGATGCTCATTTTACGGTTTTATGGGTGACGGAGTATGTGTTTCTAGAGGTCATGGAGCGCTTCGAAATGCGTATAATTCTGATGTGGATATTTCGTTTAATTACTTTGACGGTTTGAATAATGACAATCGTCAAGCTGTTAGTATTTACTACTGTGTATCGTACAAGGTAAATAACAATGTAATAAAAAACGTATCTAGGTTTGATATGCCTGGGGCGATTGATATCGAGCCTGATGATGCGGTTAGAGATTCTATTAACGGGGAGATTTGTAACAATAGAATTACAAACTGTACTGGTGCTGTTGGAGCTATTACCGTAATTTGCAGGGGTGAAAAAAGCCAGAGGAATGTATTGATACAGCATAACATCATAAAGGATTGCGTGGTTCCTTTTACTCTTATCAATACCGGTGCAAATACATCAAGCGATTTGCTGCGTAATTTTAGCGTAAAATATAATGTTGTTGATGGTTTTTCGGGGCACTTTATAATCAGAGGGGTTAAGGGGGTTGAGGTTGTAGGTAATACGTTTAAGGATCAGCATTCATATAATGGCTCTATAGATATAGAGAACAGTTTTGATGTTCTGGTGTCGGAGAATAATTTTGATGGGGTTAGCGGTGTTAACGGGATAGTGTGTAATAGTGGGAGTGGGAGAGTAAAGTTTATTGACAATGTTTTCAAGCGTCTTTCTATGCATGCTATTACAATTCAGTTTGATACGTCTTACTTTATTGTTAGTGGGAATTCATTTTCTGGGTTGGGTGTGACGCCTGTTGTTAGTAAGTTGATTAAGTCGCAAAGTCAGAGGGGGGTTGATTTATCAGGTAACAAAAGTTTTGATAATTATCAGGATTGTAACTTTAATCGCTATTTGTCGCTGCTTGCAGATGGAAATAAAGTTACGAATTACAATAAAATAAATCCACTTAATTATCCTGATGGCAAGACGGTTTATTATAGTTCTGGAGTTCTTCCAGAAGGTACTGCTGGATCAACTGATTCCATTGTTGAAGTGGTTAGGCATGGGGCGGATAGCGGTGGGAAAGTAGTTATGACCGTAACGCCGCTATCGTATGATATGGAGTATCCACCTCATTCATATGTTAGGGCTTCAAATTCTGACGGTACGTGGGGCAAGTGGCGGAAAATTCAAGTGTCTCTAATTGGTTGATGTTTTAAGGTGTTTTGAGTTGAGGGGTGGCGATGTTGTTTATAGGTGTGGTAGATGTTATGACTGGCTCAAGATCTGTTATTAAGCATATGTCTATGAAAATGACTGATGCCGCAGATGTAAGTGCGCCAAAAAAAAAGGTTAATGCGGTTGCATGGATGATCTACGCCAATAGAGAACAAGAACTGGCCGCCAAGTTGGCAGATGTCTGCGCTGTGCTGCCGCTGCCTGAGTGGTGCACCACCCTGCGTCGCCTCACCGCAGATAACGACCTGATGGCTCAGCCGGTAGCAGCTATGTCGCCGCGCTGGAAGGCGGGTGATCCGCTGATCTGGGAGCCGCTGCGTCGCCATCTGCTGGTCTCAGCCGCTCAAACAGCTTTGCAGCAGAGCGAGGGCAATTCGCCATCACCGGATACCACCCGCGCCAAGCTGGCCGCGCTGACCAACAAACGCGCAGCCCGTATCGCAGAGCTGGACGCCGAACTGGCCATCAAGCCGAGCTTAGCTGGCAAAATGTGGAGCTGGCACGGTTACGGTGAACCGGCCAGCCTGGCGGCCGAATTGCTCAAGAGCGATCACCCTGACCACAGCCACGCCGTCGGCGCCATGCTGCTCTCTGCTGAACCGCTCACCTATTGGCAGGAGTTAACCCAATGAGCAGAACCGCTATGCTCACCCTGGACGGCGAGCCCATCGTGATGAAGTCGATGCGGATCTCCGCCTCGATGCAGTTCCAGGACAAGGACCAAAGCGGCCAGACCAGCAGCACCAGCAGTGCCGAGCAGGGCGAGAAGGCCAAGGAACTCGACGTCTCAGGGCTGGTGCCGTTCAAAGATGAGAGAACACTGAGCCGCCTGTTCGAGCTGGCGGATGCCAAGGGAGACGGCGGCAAGCGCCATATCTACCGGGTCGGCTCGCTGCTGGCCAAGTCGGTGAAGGTGCGACAGGCCAAGTTTGCAGGGCGTATCAACGCCAGCGAACAGGAGGGGCTCCTGGCGTGGCAGGTGCAATTCACCCTGCGCGAGCACAACTCGGTACCGGAAAAACGTGAGCAACGCCAACCCAAGGCCCCAGCCACCGTGGGACAAAGCACCGCCAATACCACACCAGCGAAAACGGGTGGCAATACTACGGCATCTGAACCTGAGCAATTGAGTTCTGTGGAGCAGATGATCAAGGGACTGGACAACAAGCTGGGAGATCTGATGGCGTGAAACTCTCGACCAGCCTTACCATGGGTGGCCAGCCAGTCCACCTGGTTGACCATGACATCGTGCTCGATCTCTCCGCCGGTGGCCGCGCTGCGCTGACCATCGAGGGCACGGCCACCAAGGGGCAGACCCTGACCCTGGATACCGGCTACAACGGCGATCTGCGCCGCTGGTTCACCGGCTATGTGTACGACGTGCAGCCCGCCGCCAACGGTGCCAGCAAGCTGCTATGCAGAGAACTCGCAGGGATCTTGGGCAGCAAGTTCCCGGTCAGCATCCAGCACGCTACCCTGCGCAACCTGCTGGCGTGGCTGACCGATCAGACATCTCTCACCTTCCTGCTGCCGGACGGGGCGGACTACACCGATACCCCAATCCCCAACTTCACCAGCGCGGGGACGGGTTATCAGCTACTCGACAATGCGGGTCGCGCTTTTTCGGTACCGGACTTCATTTGGCATCAGCAACCGGATGGCGCCATTTTCGTAGGCAGTCATGCCCATAGCCGCTGGGAAGATAAACCGGTGGAGCTGGACCCTGCATTTTCAGCCAAGCAGGCTGGCAACACTTTCACCCTGGCTCCGATCCCCGCCATGCGCCCGGGGGCCATCGTCAACGGCAAGCGGGTGGAGCGCGTCAGGCTCAAGGGTGACGAGATGACCTTGACCACCGCCACCCCCGGAAAACCCGTCAAGTCACCAGAACGCCGAAAGATGGAAGGGGAGTTCCCAGAGCTGGCCGACAAGATGCACCTGCCTAAGTTCGGGCGGGTCGAGGCCATCAGCGACAGGGCGGAAGCCGGGCAGCTCAATGATCCTTTTCGCCCACGCTATGCGGTGGATGTGCAGTTACTGGGCGAGGATGGTGAACCAGACGAAGGGGCGCCGCTCTATCGCGCTGTGCCGCTCCCTGTGATGTTCGGCGGGCCTGAGCAGGGGCTGATGCAGTACCCTGCCGAGGGGACGCTGGTTGAGCTGGGGTTCGCCTTCGGTCGCGCCGATCGACCGTTCATCCGTACCATCCTGGGCACTGGCTGGCCGCTGCCGGATATAGAGCCGGGCGAGCAGCTACAGCAGCAACGGGCGGAGGTGTTCAGCCGCACCGATACCGTGGGCAACCAAACACGCCACACCGACCGTCGCCAGCACGACCAGGCGCTGCTGATGATCCGCGAGGCCGATGAGTACCTGGGCGAGTTCGGCCAGCACCAACTGACCGTCTTGGCCAACAGCGTGGAAGAGATCGGGGCCATGAAGCGCATCGAGGCGCTCGGGGATATCGAGCTGCTGACGGCCGAGGACATGATCCTGGGCAGCGCTGGGCACATGAGCACAACCACTGGCGGCAATCTGGATGAGGATATCGCCCTTGTTCGCCGGGCGCTCGCCGGTGAGCTGCAGCACTTCGAGTCACCCAAGTCGTGGATGGGGAGCGATGGGGTGAACATCTTCCGCTTGCTCAACCAGCTGATGACGGTGGTGGAGCAGCTGGCCGCCTCAGCTGCCAGCCATAACCACGGCGGGCCACCGCCAACCCAGGCCGAAACCTTTATCGGCCAGAGTGAGCAGGCCGGGCAACTTGCCAGTACCCTCTCCCCCATCATCGAGTAATCCACCAAACGAAGAAGGCCCCACAATATGGGGCCTTCGTCTATCTGCCTGAGAGCGCCTGAGCATGGCCAGGGAAGGGCGCCGCATGAATGGGTACCATCGGGCAGCGCTGCATCATACGTGAAGCCTACGCTCGCTCACAGCCTCCCAGCGCACGGCCGTGGGGCCAACGGCGGCGTCTGCGCCACGGAATCCGCGCTCATCCGCTCCCGCCTGCGCGGCTCATCAAATAAATTTTTTGCAAAAGTAGATTACCGCAAAACCATATGCTCAGGCCGCGCCAGATAAAGGATCTAGGGCGCGCTGAGGATCTGAAAAGAAGGATCTTTTTTTCACTGTTTTGCAGTTATCGCCACCGGATTTAAGCAGGTGAAGAAATGCAAGATATTGATTTTGCTGGGGTGCGCGTGTTTTTCGTGGGGATTGGGACGATCTCGGGGGATCTCGTTGCGCGCGGCGTCCATTCTGAAATTTTGAAACGGCACTGAGCAGGGAGGGAGCTGTGGCGAGTGCGCCACGGAAAAGAGGTTTTTTATTGTTTGTGTCCGGTCACGCTGATAGGGCGAACACCGAAGGAACCGATCACCAGAATCGCAGTCGCCATCAAGGGGGAGAAGGTAAGCCTATTTCCCAGACGCCGGGAGGGTGGTCGGCAGATATCGAGCGAGGAACAAAGTGGCGGCAAAGCCAAAACCCCGCCGCCACTTTGCCGCCACAAACTGAAATAACAACCACAAGTCATTGAATTTAAAAAACAATAAATCAATTAAACACTAGAGATGGTTGTAGTTAAGGTGTGACATCCGGTGAGGTTCCCGCGCCGCGCGGGCTCCGATAGCAGCTGAGTTCAACCGCCAGAATGTCATACATGTCGCTGACCGAGTCAACTTTGTTTGCGCCGAACTGCTCTTGCAGGGTGAGCTTGAGGCGGGCCGGATCCGGCATCCGCTCCCCGCAGTAACGCTTGTTC